GGTGGTGGTTCAACATTCCCATTTACAGGAGATGCTCAAATAACAGGAAGTTTATTAGTAACTGGATCTAATTTTATATCAGGAACTTTACATTTAATGCACCCTGAAGTAGCAACCCCAGTCATTAAAGTCGTTGATAATTCTTTTCTTTTTTATTTTCTTGATGTTTATTATGTTGGGAATACTAATAATGATTTATACTTTACAGGTAAATCCCATATTTTTGCTAATGGTGCTATTACTGCTTCTGTTAATATAAGTTCAAGTGCGAATGTAATTGCAAATACTGGATCATTTTCCCATTTACAAGGAAATTCACCTATTACTGTTGGAGACCAAATAACATTCCAACAACCAGTGACGGCGTCCATTATAAGTGCAAGTGGTAATTTAACAGCATTAGATTTAAATTTATTTGGTGGTGATATTGACTTAAAAAATAGTGGAAGTCCATCCACCATAAAATTATATTGTGAATCATCAAACGCACATTACACACAACTACAAGCAGCATCCCACTCAGCATATAGTGGAAATGTATTAACAGTTTTACCACCATATGATTTTGATTTTGCCGCACCTAATTTTCAAGCTAATGTAACAGCATCTACTTTTAATGGAGATGGTTCTGCATTAACTAATTTACAAAGACCCATATCAAATTCAGTTGCAACTTCTTTTACAGCAAGTAATTCAAATTCAGGATATTATTTTAGAGCTGGAGGAAATGTAACTTGTTCAATTCAATCTAGTTCATTAGTAAGTTGTAATATAGGAAATGAATTTGAAATATTCCAAACATCATCAGCTGGTTATGTATTATTTTTAACAGGAAGTGGTGTTACATTAAACTCTAAAGGAGGTAATATAAAATTAGCAGGACAATTTTCAGCCGCTACTCTTAAAAAAGTTGGAAATAATGAATGGGATTTAATAGGAGATTTAGGTTAAAAATCATTAATATATATATTTATAACGAAAATAAATGGCTTTATCATTAACAAAAACAGGCATTACAACAGGAAATACTGTAGAAGCATTTCATGTTACCCAATCAATAGATGCCTTTACAGGAACAGAAGCTTATAATATAATCCTTTCAGGTTCATTACAAGTTACAGGAAGTGTTGCAGTTCAAGGTTTAACAAACCCATCTCAGGATAATATACTTACGTATGATACAACAACAGGTCAAATATTTTATACAGCTTCAAGTAATTTAACTACCCAAATAGACACAGGTTCTTTTGTAACAAATTCTCAAACAGGATCATTTGTAACAAACTCCCAAACAGGATCATTTGTAACAAATTCTCAAACAAGTTCATTTGTTACAAGTACAAATACTGGATCATTTTTAATATCTGCTTCTTCAATTTCAAATACAATTCATTTTACTTCGTCTAATGGAAATACTTTTAATGTTACTGTAGATACTGGATCTTCTGGGGGTGGTGGAATGACATGGCAAATAGTTACAGCAGCGGGTCCAACAACAATAGGTTCGGGAAATCAAGGGTTTATATTAGCCGGAGGTAACAATATTAAATTAGCTTTACCTGCTAGTAGTAATGTTGGAGATACAATTGAAGTAATTAGTAGTGGTTCCCATTCAGGATATTCAAGAATAGAAGCAGGAACAGGACAAATTATATCAGCAGGTGGTCTTGGATCCTCTCTTAGTGGTCAACTTCAAACTGATGCAAATAAACAATCATGTTATCAATTAGTATGTACTACAGCTGATGTTGCGTGGAGGTTAACACGTTATTTAGATGATGATACTTATGATGGAAGTGGTAACATTAGTGATTCAGTTGCTCTTTCTTAATATTAATAAAATAAAAATAAATGGAAACAGTTACAACAGAAAAAAAAGTTTTAGAAGAAAGTGAATTAACTCAACTTAAAGAACTTCAAGATAAAACAAAAGCCTTAGTATTTGAATTAGGCGAAATAGAAATGATAAGAATTCAATTAGATACTCGGAGAAACCAAGCCGAAGAATTTTTATTAACAACAACTCTTGAGGAACAAGAACTAACTAAAACGTTAGCTGAAAAATATGGTAAATCCAATATTGACCCAGAAACAGGCGAAGTTACTAAATTAGATTAATTTAATTGGAAGTACGCCATATTTATAATAAAATTTAAATTTATCAACCGATGAATGAAACTCTTGTATCACCTGGTGTATTAACTATAGAAAATGATCAATCATTAATTTCTCAATTACCTATACAAGCAGGTGCTGCTGTTGTAGGACCAACTGTTAAAGGACCCGTAGGGATTCCAACATTATGTACTACATATAGCGATTATTCGAACAAATTTGGTTCTACTTTTATAAGTGGTGGAAGAGAATTTTCATATTTTACTTCTATTTCTGCATATAATTATTTTGAACAAGGAGGAGGATCTTTATTAGTAACTAGAGTAGTAAGTGGAACTTTTTCTTCTGCTACTTCATCAATAATACCTACATCAATAGCAGCAACAGATGCTTCTGCTACTGTAGATATGTCTTCTTTTCACCCTTCTGGATCATTTAGTGTAAATGGAATAACTTTATTTGTTACTGGGAGTAGTATAGTCCCTACAAATACATCAGAGATTATATATTTTACTTCAGGATCAACAGCTGCTAATACAGCTATAACAGCTTCTATTGTATTTAATAATAGTAGTTCAGTAGCACCATATAGTTCTTCATTATCATCAATGAGTGCTAGTTTTAGTTCAACTAATTTAATTATTACTTACACAGGATCAAATGGTTTAGTAGGTAATACATTTACTTATGTTTCAGGTAGTACTACTTATACTTTTGGGGGTGGTACTAATACAGAAGCCTTTATTCTAGAAACTCTTTCTGAAGGAGTAATAATGAATAGTACAGGTTCTCAAAATTCTATTGGAATGTTAAGTAATGGTACTGCAGACAATCTAAGATGGGAGATTCAGAGCCCCAACACACAATCAGGAACATTTTCATTATTAATTAGACAAGGAAATGATACTAGACTTGCCCCTTCAATTTTAGAAACATATACAAATCTTTCATTAGATCCTATGTCTCCTAATTATATAGAAAGAATAATAGGAAATTCTAAAGAAGAAATTAAAGTAGATGGGTCTGATTATTATGTCCAAGATGTAGGAGAATATCCAAATAATTCAAGATATGTTAGAGTAAAAAGTGTATTAACACCAACACCAATATATTTAGATAATAATGGTTCCCCAAAAGCAGAATATACATCATCAATACCATATAATTCAACTGGAGAATTTGGTAGTGCTTTAGGAGAAATAACATCTTCAGCAGATAACAAATATTATAATAATATTTCAAATACAAATTCCCAAGGACTTGTAGCTGCTAATTACTCAATTTCATTCAATTTATTATCAAATAAAGATTCATACCAATATAATTTTATATCAGTTCCTGGATTAATAGATAATACATCATTTTCATCTCATACAGGAGTATTAAGTACTCTTATATCTAATATTCAAAATAGAGGAGATTCAATGGTAATTTTAGATACTGCTAATTATGGTGATGGTGTATCATCAGTAGTAACAGCAGCAACATCTAGAGATACTTCATATGCTGCAACTTACTACCCTTGGATATTAACAGTTGACCCAAATACAGGACAATCAGTTTGGGTTCCACCTTCAACAATGATTCCTGCAGTATATGCTTTTAATGACGCTGTTGCAGATCCTTGGATAGCCCCAGCAGGTATTAATAGAGGAATTATAGGAACAGCTGTTAAAGCTGAAAGATTTTTAGGAAAAAATACTAGAGATACTTTATATCAAGCTAATGTTAACCCTATTGCAACTTTCCAAAGTTCAGGAGTTACAGTATTTGGACAAAAAACACTACAAACTAAACCTACGGCTTTAGATAGAATAAATGTAAGAAGATTATTAATAGAATTAAAATCATACATTACTCAGGTAGCAGATACATTAGTGTTTGAACCTAATAATGTCACTACAAGAAATAATTTTTTATCTCAAGTAAATCCATATTTACAAACTGTTCAGGATAGACAAGGTTTAACTTCATTTAACGTTGTGATGGATGAAACTAATAATACACCTACTGTAGTTGATAATAATGAATTAGTAGGAGCTATTTATATACAACCAACTAGAACAGCAGAATTTATAATACTAGATTTTAATATATTACCAACAGGAGCAACTTTCCCTTCGTAATATTTAATTTTATAAAAAAATAATAATATTTATAATAAAAACATAAAATGGCAAATTTCACTATCTCTCCTGGAGTAACTACAAATGAAATAGATAATACATTTTTATTAGGACAACCCGTACAAGCTGGCGCTGCTATTATAGGACCAACAGTAAAAGGACCAGTAAATGAACCAACCCTAGTAACTTCTTATTCTGATTTTACTAATAAATTTGGAGATACGCTTTTAAGTGGAAGTCAAAATGTTTCATTTTTAACATCTATTTCAGCATATAGTTATTTTAATTATGGAGGAGAATCATTATTAGTAACTAGAGTAGCAAGTGGATCATATACGGCTGCTACTTCTTCATTCATTAATACTAGTTCATTAGATCTAGCAAGTGGTAGTTTTTATTCTGCAAGTTCTGCAGCTACTGCTAACCCTTTATCAAATCCATTTATTTTAGAAACATTAGCTAAAGGAAGAGTAATGGATAATAGTGCTACTGGTAGTACTTATTATACTAATGGATTGTTATTATCTGGTTCAAAAGATAATCTTAGATTTGAAATCCGTAACGTAAGTACTTCATCAGGTCTGTTTAATGTTTTAATAAGACAAGGAAATGATTTACAAAATAAAAAAATAGTTCTTGAAACATGGAAAAATGTAAACTTAGACCCTGAATCTAATAGATTTATTTCTAAAGTGATTGGAGACCAAACCATTACATATGATTCAACAAATGAACAAAATGTTACAACTGGAGACTATCCAAATAATTCTAGATATGTTAGAGTAAAACAAGTAAATCAATTAATGCCTAATTATTTAGATGCTGCTGGAAATGCTAATCTATTATATACTGGATCAATGCCTATAGCAGGAAATGGAACTTTTGGGTCATCAACAGGCCAAACTAAAGAAAATGCTCAATTTTATGACAATATTTCCAATACAGATACCCAAGGATTAGTAGCAGATAATTATGATACTGCTATAGCATTAATGAAAAATAAAGATGCTTATAGATATAATGTATTATTTACCCCTGGACTAATGAATAGTTTAGCTTCTCACACTGGTAAAATTAGTACTATTATAACAAATACAATTTCTAGAGGAGATGCTTTATATGTTCCTGATATGACAGAATATGAGGGAACGCTTAATGAAGTTATTACACAAGCTACTTCAAGAGATACTTCATATGCTGCAACATATTGGCCATGGGTAAAAATGATAGACCCAGGAACAGGAAAAATGGTATGGATACCAGCATCAACTGTAGTACCAGGAGTGTATGCATATAATGATAAAGTAGCTGCTCCATGGTTTGCCCCAGCAGGTATCAATAGAGGTGGTTTAAATACAGTTCAATATGCTAAATATAAATTAACTCAAGCTAATAAAGATGATTTATATGAAGCAAATATTAACCCATTAGCTACTATATCTGGAGAAGGAGTTGTAGTATTTGGACAAAAAACGTTACAAAAAGAAGCATCTGCTTTAGATAGAGTAAATGTAAGACGTTTAGTAATTGAACTTAAACAATATATAGGACAGTTAGCAGACCAAATAGTATTTGAACAAAATACCGCAACCACAAGAAAGAACTTTATAGCTAGAGTAACACCATATTTAGAAGCAATTCAACAAAAACAAGGTTTATATGCTTTTAAAGTATTAATGGATGAAAGTAATAATGGTCCTGCTGTAATAGATAGAAACCAATTAGTTGGAGAAATTTTCATCCAACCAACAAGAACAGCAGAATTCATTTCAATAGATTTTATATTAATGCCTACAGGAGCTGAATTCCCTAGTTAAAAAACCAAAAAATAAAATATTTATAATAAAACAAAGAAAATAAAATAAAATGGCAATATTAGACCCAAACGAAATTTTCTATACGGCGTTCGAACCAAAACAAACTAATAGATTTATCCTTTATATGGATGGTATTCCATCTTACCTTGTAAAAGGAATGGGTGCTATTACTTTAACTCAAAACGCAGTTGCTCTTAATCACATTAATGTTCAACGTTATGTAAAAGGAAAAACTATATGGAATTCAATTCAATTTACAATGTATGAAGCCATTACTCCATCCGGAGCACAAGCTGTGATGGAATGGGTACGTTTAGGACATGAATCAGTAACAGGTAGAGATGGTTATTCTGATTTCTATAAGAAAGATTTAACATTTAATGCTTTAGGTCCTGTTGGTGATGTAGTTTCTGAATGGATTATA